CCTTAAATACTAAGACAAAGACAAAAAAAAACGAAAAAGAAAACCAAAAACCAAAAAAATAAACCCACTTTTTTTTATGAGTTCATAGGTTCCTTTCAAAATTTGAAACTCTGTTCAAAAGGATAAGTAAACAAAAAAACTACGGATTCTGCTAAGTGAAAGATGTCACGGAGTGATTTTAAAATGATGATCCAGATCCTTGCTCAGGGTAAGGAAATCTCAGAGGAGAACGAGGAGATGATGTTTAGTCTGTGTTCTTCTATCATCGATCAGTGTTCTGTCAAGAGAGAGATGTCTACTCAAACAACTCCAGAACTACGGACATCTTCCAAAGAAGACATCGAAAAAGAAGAGGATGAACGGGTGATAGAAGCATCTCTTCAGACTTTCTCTCTTGAAAAGGAGAAAGTTAAGGCAAGGAAACCTAAATCCCTTTCAGGATACAACCTTTTCGGTAAGCTTAATAAGGAGAATATCAAACAGATCTCCAATAGAAATGAATCCAAGTATATCACAGAACTCGCAAATCAATGGAACGGTCTTCCCTCAGAGGTGAAAGAGATGTGGAATGAACTCTCAGAAATGAAGAAGGGCGGTGTTCCTGAAGAAGACCTTCACATGAAGGAAGGTGAATGTATGGCGAACACAGAACAGTTCTGGAGGGGTCCTATCCCCAATAGTGAGAGGACTAGTGGTCATTGGTGGTCCAACCTTTGATTCAAGAATAAACAACAACACAAAAAAATAAACAAAAACACAAAAAAATAAACGATTTTTTTTTATGAATATCCCTCTCACAGATGTTGAGAAGATCATTCAGACTCTTAAGGAAGTGTAGCTGTAAATATTTAACTATTCGTCTATTTGTAAGATTATTTATCTTTTTTTTATCTATATATATCGTTATGGAAGAGGCATTCAAAAATATTCACAAAAAGAATATTTGGGGAGGAGGTAGTGGGACAGGATCGAAGATGTCCCGTAACAACAAGAAGTATATTGAAAAACTTCAAAACGTCATTGAAGAAAAGGAAATCCATACGATCTGTGATGTAGGGTGTGGAGATTGGGAGTTTAGTCAGCATATTGACTTTTCAGGGAAAAAATATTTAGGAATCGATTGTATTCCTGATGTGGTAAAAAAGAATCAAGAAAAGTTCACAAAGGATAATATTACATTTGAACACAAAGTCATTGGGAAGAATTATCTTCCAAAGGGTTACGATTTAATTATTCTTAAAGATGTGATTCAACACTGGACAGATGAAGATATTGTATCTTTTTTTGAACCAATTCTAAAGAACAATAAATATGTTTTCTGTACAAATGGATTTAAGTTTATGAGAGACCCTAAAAAGAATAATCTTAAGAAACGCGATGTCACCAATCAATACAGATATCATCCAGTCGATATTAAGAAATATCCTCTGAACCTGTATCAAGATCATTGTCTCTCTACAGAAGAGTATCATGCGAAACAAATGAATCTATTTCATTATGATAAGAATAAATGAATGAACTCTCAATATATTATTTTTTAAATTTGAATTTATTATTAAAGGATAAGTTAATATAAAAAAAAGTAGAGAGGTGGTAACAATGAATATTGCTGAGACACTTGAGCTCCTGGCAAAGAAGGGATGGATTCAAGAAGTTGAGATTTCAACTATCCTTGAAGATGAAGACTTTCAAAAACTTTCCACGAAGAAGGGGAAAAAGAAAAAGACAACGGAAGAACGGGCTGGTATCATTAACCCTTTGAAATGTGATGCTCGGATCTGGAATGATGGGTATGATAACATACAATGCGATTTTACAAAAGTGAATGGTGAATGCCTTTGTTCAAGGCATCTCACAAAGTTCAATGAGAATGGGGGATGGTGGCTTGGTATGATTACTGAACCTCGCCCTGAAAAACCTATCTGGAAGAATAAGGATGGGAAAGAAGTCGAACATTTCTGGAGGACAGATAAGGATGGTAATGAAATTAATCTTGATAAGAAGACTTCTCAAAAGAAAGAAGGGGTTGAAAAGAAGAAACGGGGAAGGCCGAAGGGTTCGAAGAATAAGAAAAAGAAAGTAAATAAGCACGACCTTACAAAGGAAGAGATTCTTCTTCTACTTGAAGAAAAAAAGAAGGAAAAGGAATTGAAGGATGTTAAGACGAGCGAAGAGGATAAGGGGAAAGAAGAAGATGATGAAGGGGAAGTAATCTACAGTGTCGATAACGTTCCCTATGAAATAAAGGATAACGAAATCATGGATCCTGAAGATTATTCACCAATCGGTCAAGCTGATGGTAAGGGTGGGATTAATTTTGAAGATGAAGAAGCAGAGGAAAGGCACCAACTAAATATTAAGAAATATAACAAATAAGTATCTTTAATTATGAATCATCTATGGATCTTTATAAATAAAAATATTTTTTATCTTATAATGGTAAATAAAAAAAGAAAGAGTATAAAGAAAGCACGAATAGTTTCTAAAAAGAGATACAAAAAACTACTTCATAAAAAGAGAACGAAGAGAAGGATGTCAAAAAAAGAAAAAGAACAATTAGATCATGCTCTTTTTATAAATTATTGTAAATGTATTAAATCATTAAAATATTCAAAAAAATATGAAGAGGGTTTAGAATATCCTATCTGTATATCTAGTGTATATAAGAATAGAGAAATCAAACCTCCCAAGGATATAAAAGAAAAATGTAGAAAATATTACTAAAATTGAATTTTTATTATCAATTAATTACCAAGAATTATGGAAGATCTAGATGAATCATATGATAGTATTTCATTACAAAGGATAGAAATTGATGGATCTTTTATCTATAAAGACCTTGATAATAATCTCTTCAATGATAAAGGTAAACGTATCTTTTCCACAAAATTTGAAACTTTGTTTAGAGGAGAAAGTAAACAACAAAAAGGAATAACAGAACAAAAAGGAATAACAGAACAAAAAGGAATAACAGAAGAGATGTCTAGCGAGATCATGGATTGTGCCCATAACTACACGGTTGGTGTTCTTACCATCCTCCTTGAAAAGTTTGAAGGGAAGGTTGTTGGTTCGGAGGATTTCAACCATGAATCAGTTATGAAGGAGCTTTTCGGAGACTACAAGCCTGGAGATAAGAAGGTAACAGTTAAGGCGAAGAAGCCGAAGAAGAAGAGGCCTCTTTCAGGTTATACCTACTTCGGAAAGGTAAATAAGGAAAAGTTTAATGAAATGATTAAGGAAATGGGTGATAGTCAGAACTTCCTATCAGTAGCATCTGGTGAGTGGAAGAAGCTAAGTAAGAGTGAAAAGGATGAATGGGCGGAAAAGGCGAAGGTTGCTTTCGAAGAGGATAACAATGGTGAATAAATGGTGAATAAATGGTGAATAAATATATATGTTATTAGTTAATAATAATAATTAATTATTTTTTTTGTAAATTTGAATTACATATTTTTAAATCTAACAAAAATATGTTTACTATTGAAGAACTAAAAGAGAAATCTCCTTTTTTAACGTTTGACTGTAAGGGGTTTTCGTTGGGAAAGCTATTAGGTAAGGGTGGAAATGCGAATGTATATCTCCTTGAAATAGGTGACACTAAATACGCAGCAAAGGTATATGAGGATAATTATGATTTAGATGATTTTCTATCAGAATTAGATATAGCATATCGTTTAAAAGGAGCAAAACATTCTGTTCAAGTTCATGGGGTTGGCTATATTCAGAAGAACGATCGCTCATATGATATACTATTACTTATGGAATATTTGGTATCCCATGGAGATCTATATGATTATATACAAAATGTTGCAAAATGGTCAGCATCATTCTTAATAAAGGATAAACTAATACCAAACCCCAAGAATAATTACATATATTATAATGAAGGTTATAATACTTACTGGTGTTATGAATTACCTGAATCACAAAAGATTAAAGTTACGCGTTCAATGGTTGAAGGTGTGAAAGAATTACATAGTTATGGTATTATTCATGGAGACATAAAAACTAATAATATGGTCCTTCAATATTGTTTGAAGAAACAAATCTTGAAATTGGTTGATTTCGGAATGGCATATTTTACAGATACAGATGATTGTATTGAAATCTATTATAAATGTGGAACCGTTGGTTATCGAGCCCCTGAACAGGATAATCATGAAATGTGTTATCGTTCAGATGTTTATTCAATGGGTATTACAATTATTGAACTATGGAATGGAGATATTTGGATTGATAAGGATGATTTCAAAGGTTGTCGAAGAGAAGCATTTTCTGGTTTACGAAAGATAGAAGTGAATAATAAGCGTTTTGGTAAGTTGTTGAGAGATTCTATCTCATTAAACTATAAAAAAAGACCAACAGCAGAAAGGTTCCTTAAAAGATTCAATGATATATTCAACAATGATCACAAACATAGAAACAATCAGATGGATTAGAGGTTAGAATATCTTCAATCGTATATGAATGGATATGGAATTTTGTTCCATTCAATATATCGATAAGGTTGGTCAAATTGTTTTTTTTAAGGACCATACTTAATTCATCTTTAAATAGAGTAATAATGTCATCAATTGTAGATATGTTATACAATGATATATTCATTTGGAAATCAGAAAATAATTTCGAAGAAGCAATAAATAATCGTGTAGTCGATTCAGAACATTCCATGTTTCTTATTGATAATAATTATATTTTTATATATTATATTAAAGATAATGGATTATGCTGAATTAAAATTATATGATCTTCAAGGTGATGATAGATTTACAAAAAAACATGTTGAAACATTGGATAAACCATCAGGTCAAACATTGAATAGTAATGATAGAAATATTTTGAGTTTATATAAAAAAAGGATCATTGAACAACGTGAAAGGATTCAAGAATTGGAAGAAGAAGTCAGAAAATTAAAGGGAAAATAAATTTAAAAATACCATACTTATATATATATATATTATGAGGGTTTTTCAAAGATTATTTACAAAACAACTAATAAAACAAGAGCAATGGATAAATGTCGATAAACTAAAAAGTATCAAAACCATAACACCCCCACCTTCCTTTTTTAAGATACCATATGATGAACAATATGAGTCAAGGGACTTTGTAAGGGATATAAAGAAGGATAATAAGAATGATAAGAAAGATTAAAATTTATTTTTATGAAAGTATAATTTTTCACTACGTATTGGTTTTAATCCATCTTCAATATTACCATTCATGAGTGCTGTTGCTCTATTATTTGTTTCTTTAGCCAACCAATATTGTCCTGAACTTTCCCATACATTCGCCTCTTTCAGATATCTCATATAAATCAATAAATATTCTTCATTTAATTCTAGGAACGATTTTTCTATTTTTCTTTTCATTTAGTATTCTATTACACTTTTATTTTTTAAATTATTTAATCATTCATTTATTAAATATTGATACATTATATATATATGAAAATAGGAATAATTACAGGTAAGGATGATGAAATTTCATTGAATAAAGATATTAATAAGTTAGTTCCTAAAAAGTATTATGAAAATGGAAATGTCCATACAGATATTGCTCTAGCATTTCTTATGAAAGAACGATTTGTTGGATTTCAAGTTGATATTATTACACCCAAAGAGTTAACAAATCAGCGTTTAAAAAATAATGATATAAATTTTATTATCGGTTATGATATTATTAACCAGCTTAATGATGATCCTCATGTGAAGAAATTCGCAGGACAAAAAGGGTTAGAAAAGTTAGATAAAATGTATAAATTAAAAACAAATAAAGTATTTCCATCCTATCCATTCTTATCACTCCTGTGGAGTAAGAAAGAATATTTACAATTATTAGAAAAGAATAAAATCCCTATCTCTCCAACAGTATTTGTTAAAAAAAATATCCCAATTAAGACCCTATTGAACAAAGTAAAGGGTAAAAAATGGTCTAACTTTATTATTAAACCAATTGGTGGAACAATCGCATATGGTCTTGGAATATTTAATACAAAAGAATGTATTCAAGATCCTTCAATTCTTCAGGTTTATTTTGATGAAGAAAATCAATATTATGATGAATATCTAGTTCAAGAAAAAATTGATGGATTCACAAAATATGGGGAAGTGAAAACATTTTGGATTGATGGTAAATTATCTTATGCTGTAAATACACCTGGTGCTACATCCCCGGATGATGAATATGTAGTTAAGGAAGTAATTGATAAAAGCGTATTAAATCAATGTGAAAAGATTGGGAAAAAGATATTTGAAGTATTGCCAAAAATAACTTTTAATCAGAAAAAGACCCTACCTGTTTTAATTCGTATTGATTTTGCGTGTTGTAAAAAAAATAAACAGCATAAATCAGTAAATTATTTTGTGAATGAAATAGAATCTGACATCGCAGGACTATATATTAATTTTCCAAATATTAAGTATCCAGCATTGGAAATTTTAGCAAATACATATGTCCAAAAAGCATACGAATTAGTTAAGTAACCAAATTATTATAAAACGAATGAATAATATTATTTTTTTATTTACCTCTACAAAAGAAGTTTTCATACTCATCATCTGAATCAGAATCACTATTTTCATTCTTATTCTTATTCTGTTGATATTTCGGTTTTGATAAAGATGTTAAAATAATATTTACTCTTTCAGAACGACATTCACTATCTTCATTCATAATATTTTCCATACTTGTTTTCATTAAATGACAACTAGCACATAGAGCTTGTATGTTTTCCAACCCATTACCACCTTCTTTCCATCTTATAATATGATCAAACTGTGGTTCAGAGGCTTTCTTATCACAAAAACGTTTCCCATTTACATTCATATCGCATTCATATTCAGTGTTATCATTTTTAGAAGGCCCACGACATTTGTAGTGTTGTTCTTTTAAGACAATTTGTTGTTTTTGAAGACTGATTGATGGTCTATTTTCTCTTTTCTTTTTATCTTCCATTTCTTCTTTATTTATACTATTATTTTCTTCATAAGTAGATTTTTCTTTTTCTCTTTTCTTCTTCTCTCTACAATCAATACAATGTTTATATGTTTGATTTGTCTTTTCATTGATACCAAATAAATCTTTATGTAAAACTTGTTTACATCCACCTTTACATGTTTGTAATTCTATCACTTCCATTTTATTTATAGTTTAATTATTAATTTAAATATAAATAGTAAATCAAATTTATTTTTTATGAGTTATAAGGAAATAAATAAGTATTATAACCACAATTAGAAAGAATAGATGGTTATTTCGGTTTTCAAATCCTTCCTTAACTAGTTCATAGGTGGATGATTTATTGTTTATGTTTAATAGATCAACATCTTCTCTAAGTTTTTTAATATCTTGTTTTAATTTTTCAACATCTTGAATCAATCGATTATCACTTTTTCCATCGGTAGTGGCTGATATTCCTGGAGGGGTTGTACAACATTCATCGGCAGTACATTCTAAACTATTACATTTAAGTGACTCAGCATATGGACTCAAACTATTTACATGGTTTGAACAATCAAACTCTTGACATGTTTGGGGTGTAATAGTACAACATTCTTTTTCTGTACAGGAAGAACCAATACAGGTTGTAGTAAATGGTGTTTTTGTTAATTGTTTGGGATGTTTTGAACAATCAAATCCTTCACACGATGGGGGGGTAACCGTACAACATTCTTCGGCTGTACATTCTTTTCCAAAACAATTGATTGATAACGGTAAATTATCTAAATTCATATGGTAAGAGGAACAATCAAATGTAGAGCAATCTGACATTATATTATATATCAATATTAATATATTAATTAATTTGTAATTTGTGAATTCGACATGTATTATCTATCGCATCTTTAAACTTCTGTGCCAATTGATCATTTACTTCGTATGTTTGGTAGTTTAAGATACATGCTCTTGCTTTTGCACAGATATTACAATTACAGGTATTTGTTTTGATCCTTCTTGGTTTAGTTTCTACTGTTTCATCTGTTTCATCTGTTTCTACTGTTTCATCTGTTTCTACTGTTTCATCTTCATATAATTCATCTTCATCCTCTTCACTACTTGATTCTTTATGAAGTATATGTTCAGCTTCTTTCATCGATTCATTCATTTCTTCTTCTTCCATTGATATCATTAAACGGTAAATTAATCCAATTACTAAAGAATCAGGTGACATTTCTTCTTCATCCGAATGTTCTGATATGATTGTTGATATTTTGAGAGCTGAGTCCATTTGTGCGATAAAAACTTGCATTAATGATATTAAAATTTTATCTTGATCCATTAATTTTAGTATAGAAATTATTCTCTTTAAAAAACTTTATTATATATTCTATTATATAGATAATGGAAGAAGTATTATTTCATTCATTGCTACGTAATATTTGTTTATTTATTAGTCTTTCATTTATATGTTTAACGTATGTAAATACATTTCCAAAGGTTTTTATTCGTAGAATCATTCTATCAATCAGTTTAATATTTTTATCGATCTCTTATTTATTAAATTCGAGGGCTGATAAAATGAAAAATAAAATAGATAATTCTCTACAACGGGTCCCAAAATTAATATTTATTGTTCAGATAATACTTTTATTTTATATACTGAATCTATTAATATTTAAAAAGATGAAGTAATTTTCTTATTAAAATGGAAAATATAACTGATTATTCATCAAGCTCGTGGGATAGTGGAATAGACTGTGAAGATCTAACAAATAATGGTCTCTATATCATCTTTGTTGGATATTTACTACCTTTATTATCTCCTAAAATGAGGAACTATGGAAGGGAAGTATTAAGTCATATGAAGAATCTTGGAAAAGTAACGGGAGATATTGTTTCAGTTACAGAATTTGGTTTTGAAAAGATTCAAGATTTATCAAATAATAGCGAAATGTCTCATTTTATTCAGAAAGTATGTGATAAAAAAAAAATTGATATAACGTTAAATGAAATTAACGAATTATCATGGAGATTTAGTGGTGATACAGATAATGGTAAAAAAGAATCATTACAACAATCATGGAAAAGTCTATTAAATAACCTCAATGCTTTGAGATCAAGACCATAATTTCATACACAACAATGAAAGATAATTTCTTCAGGATTTTCTAACATATAATTATCTTCCTTTTTGAATGCTTTTGAACAATTATAACATAAATGTTCATATAGTTTCTCTAATGCGATTACATCCCCTAAAGCTCTATGTTCACTTTCGTTTACGATATTATATTTAGAACATAATTTAGATTGACTTAACCTTTCCTTATCTGAAATATATAGTTTTGCGAGTAGGAGTGTATCGATGAATTTGATACGTTTCATTAGATTATTCTTAAATCGTGTGAATTTTGAACGATTACAAAACTCTTGAAATAACTTACGAAATATGATAAAATCAAATGTGGTTCCATTATGTGAAACTAGATAAATAGGATCTTCATTATTACAGGTATTTTCAATATAGTTAAACATAGTGTAGACAGCTTTTTCTTTTTTAACCGAATCATTATGAATCATTAGATCGGTAATATTGGTTATATTTGTAATATGGGGTGGAATATAAGTTACCAATCCTCTTGGTAATTTTCTAGGTTTAACTAATGTTTGATAAAAATCATCAGAACCATATTTCTTAATTGCGATTTCAATAATATCATTTAAATATGGATTTAATCCAGTTGTCTCAAAATCAAGGATAAGTATATTTGACATTCTTTGTATTGAATAATAAACTTAAATATTCAAATTTTTATAATTAATAATAATAAATGGAACTACCTGAAAACTTCTTTAAAATATTAACACCTGTATTACTCGGATCGACATACTTCTCTGCGTTTGAAGGGGGGAAACCAACATGTAACCGATTTATTATCAATTATTTCTTGTATCTATTAACAAGTTTTTCAATATACTTTACAGCTATGAAAGTATATGAAGAAAATGATATTCAAGTTCAAAAAAATGTAGTTATAGGGTTATCACTAGTGTTATTTCTATTCATAATAGCGATCATAAATGTTAAGAATACAACACTACAACATCTTATCTTCTTAGCGATTTTATTAATCATGGCCTATTTACAAAGGTTCTATCTTCAAAAAATAGACAAGGAAGTTATTGAAGAAACATTACAAAAGATGATGGTTATTCTTGTATTATGTGTAATCATTGCATTAAAGTTCCCACAATATATGAATAATTCATTTATCACAATATTATTCTTTGGATTAATCTTTGTATTATTGTTTAGAATTATTGATCAAGTTTTTCTCAAAAAAAAATACCATGATATGATTAGTGCAATATCAGTCTTCTTATTTTCATGTCTCATTATGTATGATACAAATCGTGTAGTAGAAGCATCGAAACAATGTAGAGTGAGTGGAGGATCTCCGGATTATTTAGACCATGTTTTAGATATGTTCTTAAATCTTCAAAGTTTATTTAATAATCTTTCTGATGTAGTAGAATAAGTTTTCTCTTTACACAACATCCTTCTGTATAATAGGTATAATTTCTTCTTCCTTAATAACCCCTTTTTCATTAACATCTTTAAATTCTTCTTCTTCACTACTTTCTTTCTCTTGTCGTTCTATATCACTTTCACTATCATCACTATTAACATTGTTAATGGTAATGTCTTCTAACCGATTATTTTTTGTTCCATTGTATTTTTCATTTACAAAATCTTCATCAAGAACATTAAAAGAAACAAATTCACACATATATGCGCTCATCATTTTGTCATTCTTAACGGATTGATAAGCAACTGTTGTTGAATTATATAACTTCATTAGAACTAAGAGGGTAAAACTAATAAAACATGATATTGTTGAATTACTATGATAGTTATCATTTAACATTTTAACGGTAAGGACCATATTCATTATATAGGCAGAACTTGTACATAAGAGAGTATAATAGTAATATTTATTTAATTTATCTATTTTTGTATCCAATTCTTTTTCTTGAATGATAATTGGTTTTAATGAATTATCTGGATAATCATTGTCAATATCTAAGTGTTTAACACACCATTCTTCTCTCCTTAGTTCAATGCTATAAAATAATGCGAATAAAAACATAGAGAAACAATTCCAATAAAAGACAGTTTTATGATAGACTTCTGTTTTTTCATAATTTTCCGTTAATGTGCACATTTTATCTCCACAACTCTGAGGAATAAATAAGGATAACATAGTTCCAGTAATAATTTTATAGACTTGTAGGACGGTTATACCGCAAACCTTTATTCTTTGTTTTATATCTTCATCAATCATTTATATTAATAAATATTTTTATATCTTATTTATTACCCTGTTTCATTAGTTCTGCTAATGTTTTATCAGTTATAACTTTAATCGTCCTTGGTTGTAAGGTAGGACTGGACCTACTTTCCTTAATATCTGGACCACTTACTCGAATAATTATAATTACAATAAATAATATACCGATAATGAATAGTATCCAGTTGAGTGTTTTAAAAAATGAAGTATCTGTTGACACTCTATCACACGGTAACCCTTCTCCACTTTTAGGTATATCAATTGTATAGACTTCTCTTGATTTCTTCCGATCCTTACGGAGAACACAATCTTGATCACATGTAACTGTATTACATAATGCCCTTACATAGTATGTGTTCTTAAGATAACTCCAATCTTCATTCTCATTTTTTTTATAGAATAGACCGCCCCAACCATCAATCTCGTTTGAAGGAGAATAAGCTTCTTCTTTCAAAAATAATTCAATATTAGGAATAATTGATTGATTCGTGCGATACTTAACAATCTTCGTTGGAGTGTGTGTAAGGAACTCAATAACCATACCTTTTGGTGCTTTAATATGAATATAACTACCATTTCTATACTTATAATTAATACCTAACCCATCTCCTGATGTATTGGCCCATTCAATACTGGAACCATCCTGGGGCAGTTCAATATCGGAAGAATAGATACATTTTTTATGTTCCTGGCATTTCTTAATAAGTCCATTGATAACTTCATAATCATCTATTTTTGTTTCATTACAATATTTAACAACAATACCGTTTTCTTCATCTTTAATACATTTATCAGTAGATTCATAACAATATTCTTGTTCATTACAGACTAAATCACTACAACAATTTGTCGAACCATTTTCATTGATAGTCAATTTATCATTCGTATTAAGATAGAGATCCCCCTTACATGGATATTCATCCAAGTATTCACGACATGTAACAGTTGGTAAAGGGAAACCTTTACAACATTGTTGTTCAGAACACTTATTATCAAGACATGGTATATCACTTAGACTATTTTCTTTTATTTGACAATCAAAAGAACGACAATCGTTTGTCCGAATACAAATACCTTCTTTACAAATACCTTCTGAACAATCTGTTCCATCTGATTTATTTACCTCTTCTGAACATTCACCATTGCCTATACAAACACCAGATAATTTACATTCGGAAATAGGGGTCGGACATCCTAACGGACATTCTGTTGATATACAGAAACCATCTCGACAGAAACCACCCTGACACGATACATTATTATCTTTCAATGTCTCCTTACACTTGTATTCATTGG